GTATCCACCTTGGCAATCATTGGGTCGATCCAATCGACTGTGTTTTGGCCCTTAAACAGCTTCTCGAATAGTGTGTATTGGTCCCCACCTCCGGTGTTGCCGGAAACTTGGTTGAGAACCCTAGTCCAGCCATTGGAGGTCTCGATGCCTACGGCGAAGGATGAAGTCTTTGCAAAAAATGGACCCTTAATAGTGAAGCATATGCGGCGCCATTGCCATGGCATGCCTGTGCTGACTTGAATCTCAATGGCCTCTTTAAGGCCAATCATATAGCAGTTGGTGGCACTGCGCGTCGACAGATTGTATCTAGTGCCAAACTGTGCGTTGTCGGATGCAATGGTCGCATCACGGGCTGTCGCGCACCAAGCGAAACATGCGACACTCTGAGAATTCTGTCCGCCTACCACAATCGCTGGATTGGTCGTATATTGGGTTCCACCTGTCTGATTTGCTGACGTGCTGTTACTCCACGGTAGCATCGTGTCCCGCTTCTTTATCGACGTCACGTCGATGATCCGCTTTCTCGTCATTTTCTTTCCACCATACCTCTTTCTGCCATAGCTTCTTCGCGGTCGTGAAACCTTGGCACGTTTTGTTGGGGTCTTCTTCCTGGCATACGAAGTATACCTTCTTCTTTGGGAGTAGCGTGGCATTTTGTTGGGACATGTCTCAGACTTGTTGGGACAATTGTTGGGGGGACCGGTGTACTTATAGTTCACCTGTGTCCTGTGTCCTGTTGTATAATATTAGTTTCCAACAGGACTTCTAGGACACATCAATGCCAAGCATTTCTTTCTGCGCCCAGCACTTTTTGCTCACTTACGCTCACTCAGAGGGCACCAATGGCAAACCCGAATTGGACCCCCACCGAATTGTTGAGGTTCTTGGAGACCTTGGAGCTGAATGCATTGTCGCACGCGAGCGTTACCCAACGGGTGACGGATTTCACCTCCATGTGTTTTGCAGCTTCGAACGGCGGTTTCGCAGTCGAAAGGTTGATGTATTCGATGTCGACGGTTACCACCCGAATGTTGAACCAAGTCGAAAGAATGCGGTTGGAGGCTACGATTATGCGACTAAGGATGGCGAAATTGTCGCTGGAGGTCTCGAACGGCCGAGCGGAGTTAGCGGCAGAAGAAGCACTTCTAGAGCTGCGGATGAATGGGCAGAAATCACAGCTGCGGATTCTGCTGAAGAATTTTGGAGACTTTGCGAGGAGCTGGATCCTAAATCTATGGTGTGCAATTTCCCAGCCCTCTCCCGATTTGTCGAATGGAGATTTCGACCTGAGCCGGTACCCTACGTTACACCCGATGGAATATTTGACCTTACCGGTTATGAGTCTCTCGAGGAGTGGAGAGATAATGTTTTGTTTGGGGGAAACTCAGGTAAGCAGTGGGCTGCGCCCGGCAGGGTTGGTCGGTCTAGCCCCACCTGGGCCCCTCCCAGAGGGACCCACTCCCAGGTGGTGCAGAGACACGCCCTTTTGTCCGACGTTATGCTGATTACTGATACTAGGCAGACGAAAGTCCCTCATCTTATTCGGACCTACTAGATTGGGAAAGACTACTTGGGCCAGAAGTCTAGGCAGCCATATGTACATGGGTGGGTTGTTCAGTGCCAGAGAGGCACTAGACAACCATGAGGCTGACTACGCGGTGCTGGATGACATAGCGGGGGGGATAAAGTTCTTCCCTAGGTACAAGGATTGGTTGGGGTGTCAAATGCAGTTTCAATTGAAGGTGCTATATAAAGAGCCATCTTTATTTGATTGGGGGAGACCATGCATCTGGTGCTCCAATGTGGATCCCAGGGTGGGTATGGATCCGGTGGACATTGACTGGCTGGAAGGGAATTGTGTGTTTGTGGAGATAACCACCCCTATTTTTCATGCCAATACAGAGTAGAACATGGCCTGAATGAGAGTTGATCTGAAGCTGTGGAACCGTCTCTTGCTCTGAACATGTCGATCACGTAGTAATCTCCCATGCCGGCCTTGCCAATCGTGGAGTAGCTTGCAGACGTCTCACCGCCTCCTAATTCGTCGTCGTTGTAGACGAGTGTGGAGTACATGGAGTGCCATTTGTTGTATTTCCGTATGAAGCCATCTTCATTACCCGACGCCAACGAAACAGTCTTATCGTACTTGACTGTGACTCTTGACGTATCCACCTTGGCAATCATTGGGTCGATCCAATCGACTGTGTTTTGGCCCTTAAACAGCTTCTCGAATAGTGTGTATTGGTCCCCACCTCCGGTGTTGCCGGAAACTTGGTTGAGAACCCTAGTCCAGCCATTGGAGGTCTCGATGCCTACGGCGAAGGATGAAGTCTTTGCAAAAAATGGACCCTTAATAGTGAAGCATATGCGGCGCCATTGCCATGGCATGCCTGTGCTGACTTGAATCTCAATGGCCTCTTTAAGGCCAATCATATAGCAGTTGGTGGCACTGCGCGTCGACAGATTGTATCTAGTGCCAAACTGTGCGTTGTCGGATGCAA